GTCCACGCATCCACCATCGCGAACACTCGAACTTTACCGGCAGCTTCCTCTTTAACAGACAGGCGACCTAAAGAACGTGCTTTCACACCGTTCAATAGGCCGGATTTTGCAATCACCAAGAGTGCGTCTCTTATTTTCGACAAATGGAAGAATCCAAGAATCGAGAACAGAGCCTTACCAAGGTCGCTAACAAGCAGAGCCCGGGCAGTCAGCAGTAAAACAACAGGATGTGAAGAGAAATTAAATTTATCTTCCACCGATTGCTCTACTACAGAACCGTCCGGTTCCACTACGTTAACAGCCTTCGTGAGTTTAAACACTCCCGGTCCACTCTTAAAGATAGGAAACATCTGCTCTCCGTGCCGACGCAGACTCGCTAAAACTTCCGTTCTAGGAATCCGCGTAAACACGAAAAGCCGAACGAATAGAGGTATCAATGCAATCAATATCTTATCGAGAGCATGAGTACCAATATCCGGTGCGCTTATTGAAGCTAAACCAGGCACTCCCTTATATGCTATATTTCTATAGATATTCAGGAAGCTTAGGTAAAACTTCGCTAAACTCACGTCTCCAGATCGTATCATGGAACGATGTTGAGCTAAAATGATTCGAGGTAAAGCGCCACCTCGCGACACAGCCGTCTTAGAGATTAGACGGGAGTGTGCGATTTTATGCCCTCCCAAGGCTTGCTGCAGTAATACAGCAGAGGTCTTGAGATAGAGCACAGTGCCTTTTGGGCCCTGTGTTAGCATAAGGTGTGCCACCTCACGAGAAAGAAGTACACAAGTACGAATTCGACCTGGGGTTAATCGCATACCGATTACAATCATAATACTTCGCAGTATATTGACTAATCGGCCCTTCGCTTTTACACGAAGGATATCATTAAATTTGGATAAGTCCAATCTAAACCGTGTTAACGAAAAGATATTTCTTCGATTTGTTTTCATGGTATAGTCTGAGCCGGTACACAGCGGTTGAGCCATAGTATAAAGGATCATAGGTCCCTCTTAGGTTAGTAAAATTCCCATAAGAGTTTCCTCCCCTAGATACGTTAGGATCAGTGTGCTAATCAACCTTTCGGCAGATCTGCCCTGAGAGCGTTAGCTCCACCAACATGTGCTTTACTACCGTACGCCGTAGCGTTTGGGTTTCCCCAGGTTATGTCGTTACCACCGTTAGCAAAGAGGTGAATAGGGTCTCCCCCATCCACCATTGGTCTTTCTCCAAAAGAAAACTTCAGTTTCCACTAATAGTGGTACTAAGCCTTTGTCAAGTCCAAGATTTAGGTTGCGTCCCCTAGGGGTCGATGCCAGATCTCAAACCCGGACTCAAGCTGTTCCCGTTTTTCGCGGGCTGCAGATAGCCTTATGAGGCATTGAGTTTTCCTCAGGGTCGTTGGATACGACTTGAGAGTTTCCACCTAAGGTAGTTCCCAGAAAGGACATTACGTCCATTCCGAGCTTTCCCACGGAGCCCCCTTTTGGGGGGTAGGATTCCATTCTCCGTCGCACCTGCGACATTAATCCTTTGGTCCAACTAGAGGTATTCAAGAAATATTATTTCCCAAATCCTCCCAATCTAAGCGTGCGTCCATCAAGGAACACGATACCGGTTTCCCGGCCAGGGTATGGTAGCCCTGGTTCTTTCTCAAGGAACTTCAGTTCCCATCTGGCACTTAGACCGGAAGAAGAAGAGATCAAATACTCCCATCCTACAACGAGTAAGACAAAAGAATTAATCAAAGACACTGTTCGGGATTATAGAGCCAGCTTTTGCTCTTGCGATAAATCGCCCCCAGTTCTTTCGAACCCTTTTGAGACCGCACGCGCACTTAGCGCAGACGGCCGAACCAGTTTCGGCCCGACTCTCCCTTAC